GTTGCCCGTCACGTTGCCCGTCAAGTCGCCCGTCACGTCGCCCGTCACGTTGCCCGTCATGCCACCCGTCACGTTGCCCGTCATGCCATTTGTGACTTGAAGTGAGTCGGCAATGACAGTGCCTTGAATAACTCGTTTTAGCATTGTTTACACCTCATTGCTGTCGGCGCGGAGAAAGTGCCGAATGCCACTCGATAACGAATTAAGACCAAACTCTTGACGCTTTCGCGCCAGAAGGTCGGCGGTGGCTTTGCGTGCTGATGACAGATCGACCTGAAGCCAATCGGCGCGGAAATCGGGCTGAGAAAGAAGTGCCAATTTATGCAAAAGGCACGCCTCCACCACCCGCCCAACTTCCTCATATTCCAAGAGAAGTTGGGCAAGCTGCTCATCAGAGAACACCGCCGACGCCATATCAGTATCAGCGAGGTGAAATCGGATTTTCCCAATATCCGTTGACAAATCGTTCGTGAACGACATGGCGACCCTACTTTCGCCCTTTTCGCCTTGGCTCAGCGTCTGGTGCTTCCTCAGCAACAAGGGTTGTCTCCTCGGTACTGAGAGTTCCTTTCTCACCGAGTGCCTTATCCATGACCTCCACGAAGTCGGCGAGGCGCTCTAGGAAGGCAGCCAGAAACAATTCCGCATTGCGCTGAACGGCTGCGCGTAGGGTAAGGTCGGGCGGCGCAACATCGATTTCTTTTGCGATGCTATCCATTGCCGCCGCCAACCGACCTAACGCCGCCTCTCGGCGCTTGGCAATTTCTACAGGTGATGCCATGTCATACCGCCTATGCGTAAGCTGACGGGATGGTGTACGTGCCACCCGTGCCGAGTTCCATAACAACGCCATTGAGCCGATTACGGACGCCGAAGCCGAAGCGGTGGCGCCAGACAACCCGCGAAATGGGGTGCTTTTCCTCTTGTGCGACCATCTGCAATCCCGTACCCAATCCCGTGTTTGCGGGATCGACACGTTTGCACAGGGGCGCAGGAGCTTCAAGATGAATGCCGAGCATATAGTTTGCGGGGATGTACCGCCATTCGGCGACCCAGACCCCATCGCAGCGCCCAAGAACGCGGGCGGAGGCTGGAACTGGGGGTAAGCCAGTGGGGACGTTCGTATCGTTCCCTACCTGCACATAGCGATCCGGTTCGGGAACGAAGTTGGTCAGCCCAGAGATTTTCGCAGATTGCGCATTGTTGATGAAGACGACAATGCTTGAATAGCCTGTCGCCGCCCCGAAATGCTCCTCCAACTCGTCACGGATCGTCACCAACGGGTTGTTCGTGTCGCTGATGGCAGACGCCGCATAGCCCGACTCAAGGTAGTGGCTGTCCGTTGCTTCTGTCTCGCTGCCGATGACAGGTGGATAAACCACCGAGTCTCCGTTGGCGAGAGGCTGAATGGTTAAGTTCCCGTTCAAGGGGTCTCCAAATGTCCGCGCCGTGTTGTTTAACAGAGCGCGAAGCATTTCAAAGCGGACTGTGCCTGTATTCTGAGTGAGAATGGTATCGACCTGACTCTGATATTGTTCTGGCGTCATATAGCCGCGAGACACATCATCCCATGCCAAATCACGCCCAAACTCCTCCAATGGATAGGCAACATCCCATGATCCCGTGCGCTTGCCCGCCGCGCTCTGTGCTTGCCCGCCGCGCCGATCCAGCCGTCCGCCGGAGGGGAGGTAGTAGCGCTCTTGATGATTGAAGGTTTCGCCATCTACAAAAATCGCCAGTGACGTTTGTAGATCGGCATTGTATTTATCAAGCCACAGGCGTGTGGCTTCATATAATGCCTGCTGACCTTCCGTCGTCACAAATACCCGATCTGTGTCGGCGAGGGTGAGTAAGCCAAAAATTCCAGTCATGATTTCACTCCTCGCTTACTATGACCAGTTTGCGATCCAAGAGATTTCAACGAAAAGGCACTTTGTGAAAGTGCTGCTATTCGGCAATGGCACAACCCGTCCGACACGGACAGTCATTGTTCCCGCCCCATCCGCCAAAGCACCCGCAGTATCGGAAAGATAGGCGAGCGCATCGTAAGCCAGACCCGAAACTGTGAACCCGTAGACGTGTCCACGAACGAGGACAGAAACAGCCTGCCCCGCGCCAGCGCCATTGAGGGCGACCCCGCGCACTTGCTGCTTTCCGCTCACGTTGGCATCTGCTACACCAGCTTTGCCAGCACTGGTGAGGTAAATGGCTTGCCCGGCAGTGATTGCCTCAGCCGCCACCATGTCGTAAATTTCCGCTTGGTGCGGATAGACAGGCGCGATTTGCGCTGCTGTCAATGCAATATCAGCCATGATTCATCCTCGTTTCACCTTCTGTTCAAATTCCGCCGATCCGCTTGTTCGTCAGAATTTGCGCAATGTTGGCTTTTCCTGCACCACCATTACTGCCCGCATAGCCATCCAGCGGCGGCGGGTTGCGACTCTCCGTGAGCAAATCGCTGTTGGCGTCAAGCCATTCCAGCGTTTTGATCGCATCACCGAATTCAGGGATGCGCTTGCGGAGTGGTTCGGGAACAGACTCGATCCGGCGCTTGAGCATCGCTTCAAGGGTGTCGCGGTAACGTGACATTTCCTCAGCGGTAGTTTTTGCGGCAGATAGTTCCACCGAACGCTTTTCGGCAAGGTCTTTCCATTTGCCCTGTTCGGCAAGGGCGTCCTCAGCGGCTTTTTTCTGCGCCGCGTCAAGGTCGTCCAAGCGTTTTTTGAGTGGGTCAACTTCCTTGCGCCGCTCTGCGTTCTCTTTGCGGAGGTCACGGATCATCTTCACCAATGTTTCAGGCGATTCCGACAGCAGCGAATCTTTCGCGGTGTCGGTTACAGGGACGCTCGGCGTCCCCACAGCAGGAAGATCAGGAGTCTTTCCTTCTTCAGGTGGCATCTATGGTCTCTCCATGCCGATCAGACGTAAAAGAAAATTTGGCGCAGACTGGGGGCGATGCGCCGCCCAGTCGTCAATCTCTCGCTGAAGTTTGGTAGGAAGGCTATCCACGCGAACGTAGATATCTCGAAAACCCGTTCGTACTTCGGCGGCGAGATTGTTTATCGCCTCGATGTGTCGATCTTCGCGCTGTGCCTCGGATGATTTGCCTAGTTCGAGGGATTGACGGATCAACTGCAATTCCTCGATATGCTGCGCACGAAGCTCTTGATTTTTTCTCGCTAGAGGGATGTAGCGAAGGTATGCCAAGAACGCTAAGACAGCAACAATCAGCAATTCGACAATGACGAGGACGCCTGTCCCCGCCTCCATCGCTTGTTTTACTGTATTAGCCAGAATCTGTTCAGGCGACATGCTTTTCCCCTACCAAGTTGCGCCCGGTAGTGATTTGTGTCGAAAACAAGCCAAAGGCGACGCCGGGCGCACCCGTCCTATAGGTGAGGTTAAGGGAGTTTTAGAGAATGCGAAAGATAGACATTTGTACGGGGAATATCGAGAGGCACAAGCCCCCCATGTTATGGGGGGGCGAAGAATCGATTACGCAGAAGTCAGTTTTTTTGGAGGAAGCCACTTTTCGCCACACACGCGGATGCGGCGATTTTCATCTAATGAAAGTTTGCCGTTTTTGATCAGGCGCTGAACTGCCTGATAGACGGCGCTTGTGGACATGAGGCAACCTCGACTAATATCGCGGTAGGATGGTGAATTCCCGCCATTACGGATTTTGTAGCCGAGTATAAAGACGTAGACACGCTGCTGGGAGGGAGTAGCGTGTTTCAAAGTCAAGCGGGAAGTCATTGATTACTCCCTGTTGATTAGCCAGTGAAATATACTATAAACCAGCGACACGATAAAGAGTAGCCACCACGTCTGGGTAGCGATTGCCACAATGCCGCCGACGCTGCAAATTAAGACCGCAGCGCCATGCACGCCCCGCCCCGTCCCTTCGCGTTTAAAATCGGTGGGTATCATTAGGTTTCATCACTTCGAGTATATCGGCAATGCTTTTCAGCAGCTGTAGCAATTCGCTGATTTGCAGTTTGCGCGTGAACAGGATCATAACCTGCGGCACGCTTGGCGCTGCGGGCATGTTGTAACTTTCCCACTCGGCGTCCACGTCGATCACGCTGAATACATCACCGTCGGGTGCCAATGCTTCAAGGAGCATCTCAGCTACCCTGCTCGCAGTCTGAAAGCTCTCAAAGCCCTCAATAGAGAGTGTTGCGCTATTGGCGTCCATTTCCAAATGAATTGTCATGGTTATTTTCCCTCGGCAATGCAATTGAGGACGTACAGCGCGTCGTTGGCGGCGTTGTGGGCGTCAAGGTCATAGCCAAAGTGATCGGCAATGTTGATCAGTTTCGGAGAGATGAACATTTCTTTATCGCTGTCCCATGTATTCATGTACATGGCGCTCATCTGCATTACGTCAAATATGGCGGTGGGGACGGGGGGGATTAGATGAAGTTGCCAGAATTTGTAGCTCAAGAAAGTGGCATCGAAGGGAAGGTTGTAGCCGATCCACGCCTTCGCGTTAAGTAAACTAAAAAGATGGGCGGTGCTGTTGCCGAAGGGCGAACACTCTTTGAGATCGTCTCCGAGAAAAACGTGAATTTCTGCCCATCCTGGGGCTTTCTCTACCATCTCGTTAGTAATCCCGTGCACGTGCGTCGCCTCGGCAGGTATCGGCGCGACCGGGCGCACGTAGGTATCTAAAACCGTCCGCCCGTTGTTATCTACCACAGCAATCTGGCACACCTCAGCATCGTCACCCAATCCCGTCGTCTCTGTGTCAATCACGAAGAAATCGCCACTTTTGATCACGTCCCAAAACCGCTTGTTCGCCATTCTTCCTCATCCCTTCTGGCAACATTGCCAGTTGCTAAACTTTTCCTCGCCCAGTCGTTAAAGTCACTCCCCCGCCCTAAAAACCGAGTCCTCTCTCACACCGGGTAACGCGAATGCCACCTTGACCTG